TATAAAGAGCATAAGGTAGAGCCTTATAAGTCTTTTACAGATGATAAAGCTCATAGAGAATATAACAGTAAATATTTAGATGCAAAAAATAGATATAAAAATACCCTAAATAATTTAGGCTAAATTGTTTAGTGTAATATGTGTAAAAAAAAGTTGTATTTTAAAATATAAAATTATATATTCAAAAAGTAACAAAGGAGAGTAATGAGTTATCAAAAACGAGTTAGAAGATTGACAATACCATTAGAGACTAATGAGCAGATTAAAAATGCAAGAGATATTTTTTTACAGCTTCACGAATCTTTTAAGAAGATTGCAAGATCACCTAACGCAGAACGTAATAAAGTTTTTATAGCTCAACTGGAAATTATGAATATGAACACTGAACTAAAGAGTAGAGCTACTGGCAAAGCTCTAAGTTCTTACTACAAAAATGCAACGTGATCCTATGATAGTTATAAACGATAAAAATAATATGTGTAGAACAGCAGTAGAGTACAAACAACGTTCTTATGCGACAAAACAGCTAGAATTTAATTTTATGGACTCTATGACTTCGCATAATATATATTTAACCAAATTAGCTAAATTATCTAAATCGTTACATAAATCTGACCAACCTGAGAGAACTGTTAGATTTAACATTTTAGGTTGTGCAAATATTCTAACTATTCCAGTTAAAAAACTCAAATCCTTTTACAAGGACGAGATAGGAACATTTATTGAAATAGCAGGCATAGGTCAGCCAATTCAAGTTCGTGATTCTATTTTTGAAATAAACAGAATGATTAACAAGGAGAGATAAATGGTTGGTAAATTAACATGGTACAGAGCAACATCATCAATAATATGTGCATTGTTTGATAGAGCTAGATTCTTCGATAAGCATGGTTGCTTAAAGAAGGCGATAGCTGAAAAGAATGGAACGCTAGTAGATAACTTTGTACAAACCAATAGACAAGCTACAGGAGACTTACTTGAACCTGTATTAATAACAGAAGCAGCTAAAAGATTGGGCATAGAGAATGTAGAGCCTGAAGTGGACTATAAAATAGATCACCCTGAATTACCTTTACAAGCATCACTAGATGGAAGGTGTAATGTTGTTAATGTGAAAGTAGAACATAATCCTGATAATGGTATCTATGTAGTAGGACACAAAGAACTGATCCTAAATGGAGATATACCTATTGAATGTAAATGTAGTTCTGATTTTCCATCAGTAGAAGAGCCACCTAAATACTTAGGCGTAGACCAATTACATGCAAGTATGGAAATACTAAACGCTGAATATGGCATTTTAATTGTGCTATACCAGTCAACTGATTTACGTATATACGTTTATAAACGCGATGAAGCGTTTAAAGACGAACTGGCGAGAGTAGTGCTGGACTTTGATAGAAGAATAGAAGAAGAGGACTACTATCCGCCTGAGACTCCTGAACACGCAGCGACTATTTTTAGTGATGGTAATGATGAAAACGTAAAGATATTGCACGCTGATACTGTTGATATTGTAGATACGATAGAAGCATTAAAAGAAACCATTAAGATCGCAAAAGAAAAAGAGAAGGAGCTTATGACTGATCTAATGATGGCTATGGGCAATCATAGTAAAGCTAGGGTTGCAGAATATGAATTGGAATGGAAAACATTACCAGCTAAAAAAGAACAAATAAAAGAAGTAACCTACAAAGCTGCTCCTGAACGTAGAGCTGGTTTTGTAAAGATTAAGAGGGTTGGATGATGGATAAAAAGATGATATATGAAATAATTAATTTACCAAATGCAATAAAAAATAAATCTGCAAAAAATGTACTTTTTTTACAAAGTAATCTAAAAACTTATAGCTCAGAAGAGGAAAACATATTACATGAAAAAAGATATATTGAATCTCTGAGATGTTCTAGAGCAATACAACTAGCAACAAAATTTTATATCTCAAATGATTTTATAAATTTTGTAGATGATAACAAAATTAATTTTTACGAAATTAAAGAATTTGCGAATTATACTTTTCAAAAACCATTTGAAAATAGACCTTTATTAATACAAGTTGATAAAAAAGAGACGTGTGGTGTGAATTTGTTAATTGATAATATAAGTGGCGATACTAAAAATTATGATTTTAATTTTGGTCTAAAATGTTTTCATTATCATGGTGAAAATATTGTTTTTGATATTAATGATTACTTGTTTTCTAAAGATATTTTTAAAAAAATACAAGAGAGAAAGCAAGACATTTTTTATAACAAAAAAATAGAATCTGTAAAAACAAATTCATATCCTTCAAATAAGACAATTGATGAAATATCAGAGTATGTTAGAACAACATTACATTGTTATTTTGCTGCAACTTATTTAAAAGATATTTTACCTATTTTTGAAACAAAGGAAGTTAAAGGAAGAAAACCATTTATAGGCTATATGAATACAAAACAAAAAATTATAAATTTGCCCTCTTGGGAACATAAAATTATTACAATAAAACCAAAAATTTTAAAAGATATGGGTTATGACAATAAAGATAGTAGTGGTAAAAGACTGCATGATGTAAGAGGTCATTTTAGACATTATTCAAATGGTAAGATTAGTTGGATAAATCCTCATAAAAGAGGTGATGCTTCTTTAGGAATAATTACAAAAGATTACAAATTAGATTATCAAAGAAGGGCAATTAGCTAAATAGAGAGTAATAGATATATGGAGAGTTTAGCATTTGCCCTTCATTTTTGATTATAAATTATAAATATCAAACTGTAAGTGTAATAGTTATAAAAAAGGAAAAATAATATGAGAGTTTTAAGTTTGTTTGATGGTATGAGTTGTGGGCATATTGCTTTAGATCGTTTGGGTATAAATGTTGATACATATTATTCAAGTGAAATTGATAAATATGCACTAGAAGTTAGTCAGGCTAATTATCCAAATATTATACAACTTGGTGATATTTTAAATTGGCAGGATTGGGATATTGATTGGAAATCTATTGATCTGGTAACTGGTGGTTTTCCATGTCAGTCATGGTCTGTAGCTGGTAAAGGTCTTGGTGATAGGGATGATAGAGGTAAATTATTTTGGGTTATGTTGGACGTAATGAAGAAGGTAATGGATAACAATCCATCAGCCTATTATCTTATGGAAAATGTAAGAATGAAAAAAGAATTTGAAGAATACATAACAATGCATACTGAAAATGCTTTACCTAATGTAAATAAATATATGATTAATTCAGCATTAGTTTCAGCACAAAATCGTATAAGGTTTTATTGGACTAATATTAAAAACGTAGAACAACCTGAAGATAAAGGCATTGTGCTAAAAGATATATTAGAAAATGATGCAGAAGAACCTATGTATTCAAATATTTATGGTGGGTTTGGTGAAAAAAAACCAAGAGAGCATTTTAGTAAATTAGTAACTATAAGAGCCAATTCAGGTGGTGGCTCAATACCTAATATTAAACTGAAAGATTTTGAAAAAAAGCAAAGGTCTATGATTCCTGTAAATAAACCTCTAAAGGTATGCAATATATATCCCAGTAGAGGACAAAATGGTAATGTATATAGCGATAAGGGTAAGTCACCTACCTTAAGTGCAGGTCAAGGAAATAAGGGTAGGGGTATAGGCTCAAATAATGCACCAAAAATAGAAACTAAACCTAAGACAATACATATTAATGAAGAAAAAGAAGTTTATTGGAGAAAATTAAGCGTAATCGAATGTATGAGATTGCAAACTGTACCTGATGATTATTTGATGCCAGTATCAAATACTCAGAGATATAAGATGTTAGGTAATGGTTGGACTGTAGATGTTATATGTCACATCCTAAAAAAAATTAACAATGATATATAAATATCAAACTGGTAATTGTAATAGTTATAAAAATCTATAAAATAAAAAATGGAGAGTATAAATAAATATGAATAAAGATATTAAAGAAAAGAAGGCACTTTGGTTGACACCTGATATGCACGCTGCATTAAAAGAGTTTGCTGATAAAAACTACATGAAACTTGAAGGAGCAGGCGAGTTCCTGATCAAGCTAGGTATTTGTTCACATAAAGAAGCTAAGAACAATGACTGAGTTTTTTACAAGAGTCGAAGAGCAGAGAAAACGATTAGCTAAGGAAAAGGCTGATAAAACAATAGCCATTTATTACTACCAAAAAGGTGCAGGAAAAGAGTACAGATACATTAAGTACGAAAGCGGTAGAGAAGAACTAATTAACTTACAAGATGCTTGATTCAATAATTGCAATTTTGGATCATGTTCTTGCATTTATTGGCGTATTAACAATTTTAGTTATTACTTCTGCTTACTACTTATACAAGGATTAATATGCCTATCAATTCAAGAACTAAAGGTGCAACATTTGAACGTCTAATTGTTCGTAAGATTAACGAATGTTTTGAACGTGAAGGCATAGAAGATAGAGTTTCAAGAAACTTTGACCAATCATGGAAAGGTGGATTAGCAGATATTTATTACAAGAATTTTGCAATTGAATGTAAAAGATATAAGCAATCAAACACCAACATGTATCGCCAAGAATGGTGGGATCAGGTTTTAAAAAGTGCTGGCGATAAATATATACCTCTACTGATTTACAAGTTTGATCGCAAAACAATTATGTGCGTAATACCAGCTTATTTAGTTAGCAACGCACCTAAGCACAATCAAGTTACCTATATGTGTCCTTTAGAAGATATCTGTAAGGACATTAAAAATATTTTAGAGAAAGCAAATGTATCAGGATGACGAATTTGAGAGATTTTGCCGAGAACGATACGAAAAAATATGTCTAGCACTAGAGTTGCTAGGTTTTGTTAATGATGAGAGTTACGAGAGCTACAAGATGTCTAATTACGAATATCTTGAACGCATTTATATAAACAGTATAGACGATAGAACTATACATTAAAAAAGGAGAGCATTATGGAAGATATTTTTTCCAATGATAATAATGGTAGCGGTATCAGTTATATCATGCATAAAAACGCTGATAAAACATGGTACTCAAATGAGGAAGCCGTAACCTTAGATAAGATTATGGTTTGCCCTGATACCATTAAAACAGGTTGGGGTATGTGGAATGGTACATACAACACTGAATACAGCGATAAACCATTTATTAAAACACCTAAACCTGATGATGGCTATAAAGAAGCATTTAGCATTAATCTTTATACTAATGAGAAACGTCAGTTCTTATGGTCAAGATTTAGCTTTGGTGAGTATCAGGCATTTAAAAAGATGGCTGTTCAGTTCTATAAGGACATTGAAGCTAATAAAGGCAAAGTTCCTGTATTTCAATTTAGTAATAAATATGAGGTTATTGAACTTAAAGCTTTAAACATCAACGTACCTTTATTTGAATTCTTAGGATGGAAGGATAGACCAGCAGATTTTGTTGTTCCTGTATGGGAAGAGCCAATGATTGCTGATGGCGAAGTTAGTATGAGCGAACAAGTAGCAGCAGCGACTCAAGCTCAGATAGATAGACAAGAACTAACTGAAGACGATATTCCATTCTAGATGCAAGATTACGATTGGCAAAAAATAGCACCTGATGTTGCAAGACTAATACTAGGTGAACCTAAAATCCAAAAGACTAACGAATGGCGATGGAATAATAAAGGATCACTAGTATTTAATCTTGAAACAGGACAGTTCTATGACTTTGAGGAAGGCATAGGCGGTGGTGTTAAGTGGCTAATCGAACAGCATGGAAAAGATGTCTCTGAGATCGTAAAACAGTTTGGTTATGACCTTGCATTACAAACCCCTAAAAACTCCATACTAAATGGCAGCCCCCCAGTTGCCAGTAATGTGAGGTCATTCTCTAGAGAACAAATGGTTGATCTATATAGACAATCATCAGTCAAAGTTAAATATGCAGACAACTTTATAGTATTAAGACACGAAGGGTTGCCTATGAAATATGCACCTTTTAGTTTAAATCCTAATGGCACTTGGTCAATGAAAAGACCTGAAGGGTTATTACCTATATATATAACAGCAAATCAATTAGATAAACCTGTAATTATTAGTGAGGGAGAAAAAGCGATGCAGGGTGCAAAACGCATCTATAAAGGCGATGTATGTTGCTGGCATGGTGGTGTTAATGCATGGAAAAAAGCAGATTGGTCACCTATATATGGTAGAGAAGTATGGTTTTGGGCTGATAACGATGAAGCAGGGGTTAAATGTGCTAATGAAATAGCAAGAGAATTAAAGGCTAATGGTTGTAAAGTTAAGGTTATTGAAGCTCCTGAACACTTTGCAGATAAAGATGATCTATGGGATGCAGCAGAACGTAATGATTTTACGCATGATACGTTAGTTAAATACATAAATGCTTATAAAGAAAAGAAAGAAAAAGGCTCTATAACATTTACAAGAGCAGATGAAGTCCTAACGCAAGTAACTAATCCTAAATGGCTAATAAAGGACGTATGTGAGCAAGAATCACTAATGCAGATATGGGGTTCACCTAAAAGCGGTAAGTCTTTTGTAGCTGTTGCTATGAGTTGTGCTATTGCATCAGGTCAAGATTTTTATGGTAATAAATCCTTTAAGAAACCTGTACTTTATTTGTGCGGAGAGGGTAGACGCGGCATGGTAAGGCGATTGCACGCTTGGCAGCAAGGAAAATATAGCTTAAAAGGAATACCTTTATATCTATCAGATAGAGCAGTAAGAATAGGCGATAAGGACGATTTTGAGAGATTAACGCAAGAGATAGAAGCTATTAAAGCTATTGAAGGCGATATTGGCATGATAGTTGTTGATACGTTTCAAAGAAATTTTGGCGGTGGTAATGAGAACTCAGCAGAAGATGTAGGTAATTTTATTCATCAATTAGATGGTTTAATTGCAACTTATGGCTGTAATGTTTGTATTGTTCACCATTCAGGGCATGAAGGTAATAGAGCAAGAGGATCAAGTGTTATTGGTGCATCTTTAGATTACGAATTTTCAGTCAAAAGAACTGATAAGAATGAGCAGATGTTTGTATCTTTCCAGCAAACGCTTAATAAAGATGGTCAAGGAATGGCTGAAAAGAACTTTGTATTTACTGAAGTTGAGCTAATAGGCGAAGGATTAGAACTTACCAGTGGCTACTTAGAGCTTACTGACATAGATTTTAAAGCTAAAGATAAGCTGACATATAAGCAGAAACTAGTATTAGAAGCATTAGAACGTGAGTCTATATTTGCTGATAAAGATCATCCTGAAGATCATTACTTCTTCCCAAAAGATTTAAAAGACAAGGTAAGAGATGCAAATGGCAATGTTATGTCAGTAGATAGTATTAAGAAAATGCTCTCAAAATTGGTCGAATTAGAAGAAGTTAAGTATATCGAGACGATTGGATATCAATCTGCTCAATATCATAAGTTAGCACCTAAGTTTGAATAGCAGGGAAGTACAGGGAAGTTTGAGGGAAGTTTGAGGGAAGTTTTATGCGAAATCAACAATTAACAGGGAGGGAAGGGATATATTCCTTTAGGAATATCCCTGTTCCCTGTAAATGATCACGATGAAAAATTATTTAGAAGAAACATTAGATAAACAATTAAAAGTCTACAGGGATTATGAATCTTCTATTGAAAAACAATGGGGTGGTAAAAAACGATTACTCAAATGTGTTGATACCCAATTAGAAATTAAGTTCTGCAAAGCACAAATGTTATTCGATGAAACACTTATAGAAGGACATACAAAAAAGAAAATAGAAATGATACAGATGATGTATCGAGCATATAAAGCATTAGTAGATAAAGCTAAGGCAAATGGTTATAGAGAATTAGAGGATGATTTTCGTTGCTATAAATACAGAAACAACAAGATAGCTATTGTATGTGATATGGATGCACAAATTCCTAGATTAAAAGAATTGTATGGATCAGATAAAGATGTAGTGATTTTTAGCGTAGAAGAACTATTTAGATTTATGCACCCTGATTACCTTGATGCTAAAGAAACATTCAAGCAGAAGAATATGGATATAACTTTTAAGAGGGTTAGTTTTGTATGAGTAAGTGGCATGGTGGCAAGGGTTCTACATATAAACCCTACGATAAAGAAAAGTTTGATGAAAACTTTGAAGCAATATTTGGCAAAAAGAAAAAGGAGAAGAAAGATGCCAGCAAAACTAAAAGCAAGTCAGAAGATAAGAGATAGAGCTACAGGTAAGACAAGAACTGAGCATTACTATCTGAAGTGTATGACACTAAAAGAACTTAACGATTACATTGAATCATCAAGTGCTAAGAAAAAGGTCATACAAAAATGTAAGAACGAAATTGTAAGGAGAAGTAAATGAAAGCAGATTTAGTAAACAAACCACCGCACTACAATAAGGGTGGAGTTGAATGTATAGACTACATAAAGCAACAGTTAGGCGGACAATATCCAGCTTACTTAGAAGGATCAGCAGTTAAATATCTGCATAGACATAAGTATAAAGATGCCAACATACAAGACTTAGAGAAGTGTGTTTGGTATCTCAATCGCTTGATAGAACACTACAAAAATTTATAATTATCAAATATGAAAATTAATAAAGATAAATTGGAACAAAAGATCAAACAGGGTAAGTCTAGTCATGATATAGCTATGACTTATGACGTGCATCCATCTACAGTCAGGCGTAAAGCTAAACAGTTTGGATTAAAGTTCGCAACACAAACACACTGGAGAAAGCGATGAAGGTATCAATAAAAAGCAATATAGACGAAGCTACTAAGTGGACTACAAATATACAGAAGAAACAAATACCATTTGCTACATCTAACGCAATCAACAAAACATTATTTCAATTAAGAAAAGAAATGATGAAACAAACAGTTAAGAAATTAGATAGACCAACTCCATTTACACAAAAGGGTTTCTTAGTACAGATGGCTAAGAAAACTAATCTAAAAGGAATGTTATACATCAAAGATGCTGTTGAAGAATATTTAAAATATCAGATCAATGGTGGTGTTAGGTCTACAGGTAGGCAAATACCAGTACCGCACATAGACAATGCTAGATTTAATAAATATGGAAATGTTATTGGTAAGAGAAGTGGTTTAATTAAAAAAGATACTCAATTTTTTGGAACTGTAAAAGGTGTTAATGGTATATGGGAAAGGCAGAAACAAGATAACAGACTGAAGCTAATTTATGCCTTAACTAAAAGTGCTGCATACGAACCCAAGTTCCCATTCTATGTTATAGCTGACAAGTTTGTAGCTGCTCATTTTGATAAGAACTTTGCTGAAAAATTTGCTGAAGCAGTAAGGACTGCTAAATGATAGGTTCTTCTACAGCAAATACTGTGGGTTTATTCGCACCACAGTTTTTTTCTAGCGACAGTCCATATTTAATAGGGTAATAAACGCACTGTATGGCTACACAAAGAGAAGTTGCAGACCATTTGGATTTATCAGTCAAAAGAGTCTCAGAACTCATTAGGGACGGCATATTTCCATCAAAACAAGGTAGAAGTCCGCTAAATATAGACGTTTGCAGAGTCTCATATATTTCTTACCTTAGAAAGTTAGGCGGTTATCACAAACGAAGCGGATCAGGTGATATTGCAGAAGAAAAAACCAAACTAACTGCTGCTCAAGCAAGAAAAGCAGAATTAGAAGTAGAAGAGCTAGAAGGTAGCTTAATACCAGCACAACTAGTTGAAGATACTTGGGTTGACTATGTAGCTAATGCAAGAGCAAAGCTATTAGGACTACCTTCAAGAATCGCACATCAAGTTATAACTGTAGATAAATATGCAGAAGCAGAATTAATAATAAAAGAACAAGTGCATGAAGCACTTAACGAGTTAGCTCAAAATGGAATACCTCAAAAATATAGAAAAAGTGGTACAGGAGACGAATCAGATATGGACTCCGCCACCAAATCTGAAGATTAGCGATTGGGCTGATAGCTACAGACGTTTATCACCTGAATCTTCAGCAGAAGCAGGTCAATGGAGAACTGATAGAGCAGAGTATCAACGAGAAATAATGGATGCTTTTAATGATCCTGATACTCAAAGAATAGTTGTAATGACAAGTTCTCAAGTTGGTAAAACTGAAATCTTACTTAATGCGATTGGATATTACATTGATCAAGATCCCAGTCCTATGCTAATAGTGCAACCAACATTACAAATGGGGCAATCTTTTTCTAAAGACAGACTTGCATCAATGATAAGAGATACCGATAAGATTAAAGATTGTGTAAAAGATGCAAGAAGTAGAGATAGTGGTAATACAACTATGCATAAGAAGTTTGCTGGCGGTCATTTATCAATAGTTGGTTCTAATTCTGCATCAGGATTAGCATCAAGACCTATCAGAATCTTACTAATGGATGAAGTAGATAGATATGAGCAATCAGCAGGAGCAGAGGGTAGTCCAATAAGTCTAGCTGTAGCTAGAACTAAAACATTTTGGAACAGGAAGATATTTATGTGTTCTACTCCAACAATAAAAGGTTTATCTGCTATAGAAACTGCTTTTGAAGAATCAGATAAACGCTACTTTCATGTTCCCTGTCCTGAATGTAATGAAAAACAGGTTTTAAAATGGAAAAACGTAGTTTGGGATGAGAATCAACCTGAAACAGCTTCTTATGCTTGCGAACATTGTGGTTCAGTCATAGAAGAACATAAAAAACAATGGATGTTAAAAAATGGTGAATGGATAGCATCAGCACCTAAGTCAGATACAGCAGGATTTCATATATCAGAGTTATATTCAGTTTGGTCTACTTGGGCTGATATGGCAAAAGCATTTTTAGAAGCTAAAAAGAATCCTGAGATGTTAAAGACATGGATAAATACTGCTCTAGGTGAATCTTGGGAAGAACAGGGCGAAACTGTTGAATATGAAACACTATTACAGCGTAGATTAAATTATGATTACACAACAATACCTGAAGATGTATTAGTTTTAACAGCAGGATGCGATTTGCAAAAAGATCGTATAGAGTTGCAACTCGTTGGATGGGGTAAGAACTATGAAGCATGGGTATGTGACTATAAAATATTTTGGGGTGATCCTAATGCTATAGGTGTTTGGAATGATTTAGATGCTTACTTAAAAAAGCGATTTAAAACTGAATCTGAAAGATTAATACCTATATCTTGTTGCACAATCGACTCAGGCGGACATCACACCAATCAATGTTATCAGTTTACTAAACCACGACAAGCTAGAAGGGTGTTTGCAATTAAAGGTCTATCTACAGCAGGTAAACCAATAGCTAATAGACCTACATTTGTTGGTAAAAATAAGGCTGTTCTCTATGGTGTAGGCTCAGATAGTGCAAAAGAAGCTATTTTTGCAAGATTAGCTGCTGATCCTGAACAAACAACGCTTCATTTCTGTTCAGACCTTGATGAAGAGTATTTTAAGCAGCTTACAGCAGAAAAAAGAGTAACAAAGTACGTTAGAGGTAGAAAAACGCTAGTTTGGAAACAAGTTAGACCAAGAAACGAAGCATTAGATACATTAGTCTACAATTTTGCAGCAATTTACATCTTAAACCCTAATTACGACTCAATTGAGAACAAAATACTTACTCAAGAGTCAAAACCAAGAGAAAAACAGCAAAATACACCAAAAAGAGGGATAAATAGAGGTAATTTTGCTACAAATTGGAAATAAATATATAAATATCAAACCCATATATTGACAATTAGGTAATGCACCTTAGTGTTAATAGTAGATTAATCTAATTATTAACGAGGTTTTTGCTTGTCTAACGCATTCGATAGAGAAAATTACCCACAAAAAGAACCAAGTACACTTGTTCTAGGTGATTATTGGGCATGGAAACGTGACGATTTAGCTGATACCTATCCTATAGGCTCATACGCACTTACTTATGAGTTCCACGAAGATTCAGGCGGTGGCGGTATACACAAATTTACACTAACCGCTACTGAAGCAAACGATACATATTACATAGAAGCTGCATCATCCTCTACAACTGGATATGCAATAGGCGATTATATTTGGGAAGCATATATAACGAAAGCATCAGACTCTAATAGGGTTATGGTTGATTCAGGAAGAACAACTATTACTCAAAATCTAGCTGATACTAACGCTGATCTAAGAAGTCATGCAAAAAAGGTGTTAGATGCAATAGAAGCTGTTATTGAAAACAGAGCATCAATGGATCAAAGCTCTATGTCTATAGCTGGTAGGTCTTTATCAAGAATGTCTATTAATGAATTAATGTTATTTAGAGATAGATACAAAGCTGAATATTTAAAAGAAATCAAACTAGCAAGAATCAGAAATGGGCAAGGAACTGGCAACACGCCAAAGGTAAGGTTTACTAAATAATGGCATGGTATAACAGAATCTTAGGAATCAACGAACCTAAGAAGAAAAAAAGACAAGCATTTAGAAGAAGTTACTCAGGAGCTAATACAGGTAGATTATTTGCAGATTTTGTTACTACATCTACAAGTGCTGATGCTGAAATTAAAGATAACATAAGAATATTAAGAGATAGAGCTAGAGAACTAGCTAGAAATGACTCTTATATCGCTAGATACCTAAATTTGATGGTCAGTAATGTTATTGGTAAGCATGGAATCAGAGTATCTTCAAAAGCAAGAAACGATAACCAATCATTAGATATAGGTGCTAATTTATTAATAGAAAGAGCATGGAAAGAATGGGGACAAGTTGGGAATTGCACAACTAATGGAAGATTATCCTTTTTAGATTGTCAAAAAATATTTGTTGAATCTCTATGTAGAGATGGTGAAGTATTAATAAGAAAGATAAAAGACAACAAATCACCATTTGGTTTTACTTTACAGTTTTTAGAAGCTGATCATTTGGACGAAACAAAAAACGATTTCTATAAAGCTACAGGCAACCGCATTAAAATGGGTGTTGAGGTAGATAAGTACGATAGACCAGTAGCTTATCACTTATATAAAGATCATCCATACGATAGAGTTTATTTAGCTCAAGCTCAACATATAAGAGTACCAGCAGACGAAATAATACACGCTTATTTACCGCAACGAGCAGAACAAACTAGAGGTGTTTCTTTGGTTGCTACTGCTATGGCTAATGTGAAGATGCTAAATGGTTATTTAGAAGCTGAAATAGTAGCTGCTAGAGTTGGTGCATCCAAGATGGGTTTCTTCACTTCGCCTGACGGAGACGGCTATGTTGGAGATGGAGAATTTGAGGACACATTCAATCCTACAATGAACGCTCAAGCTGGTGTATTTGAACAATTACCTCAAGGCATGGATTTCAAAGCATTTGATCCTACGCATCCTACATCTGCATTTGATTCTTTTACAACTAGCGTA